GGCGCGGTCGTAATAGCCGCGGCTAGCGTACCAATCGCGCCGGTTGCCCCACCCGATCACGGCATAGCCCGCCGGAGTCTCCGGCAGACAATCGCGCCAGTAGGCCCACAACGCGGAGGCCAGCACCGCGGCGGCCGCGCGGCGGTACTCGGTCGGCCAATATTGGCCGGTCGTGTAGTCCAGGCGCGCGCCATCCCATGACAGGCGACCGGAGAAAGCCGATTGGAAGGCATCCCGCAGCATGGCCGCCGTGATGGACGGTCGAAGCTCTACGGCGCGGAGCAAGGCGCGTGCGTCCCGCAAGTCTCGGCCGATAGATCGAACCTCGGCCGCGTAGGATGCCCGGTCGTAATCGCGGGCGTCCAAGCCTGGACGCTGGCGGATGAAAGCGTCTAGCGCCGTCAGGATCGCGTCTCGTTCGGTCGCGTCATTGGTGGCGGTATCGGTGGGGGCGTGTGCGAGTGTTTCCATGATAGTTTCCTCTAGTGGATTGTGGGTCTAGTCGATTGTCACGCATTGCGCGCGATATTGCAAAAGATTCTGTAGTGGCCCATAGCCGTGCGGTAATCGTCGCACCGCACGCAGTCGTGTATCTCACCGCGAGCCGTGCGGATCGTAACGCCGTAAAATGCTGGCCCTTTGGATGCATACACCGACCAGCCGTTAGCGTAGAGCTTAATTTTCGGTTTCATGGTATTGCCCTCTAGTGTTAGTCAACATCCTCTAGCCGTCCCCATCAGCGGGACGGCTAGCAGCTAGCGATTAGTACACTCGCGCATCATCCTCATCGGTATAGCCTTGCAAATCCAAGTAAAACGACAAGGCATCGAATCGCAATTCCGTGATTTCGTCCATACGGATGTTAATCGCGTCGCATTCGGTTTCCGTAAAGAGCGGATTCCATCGGCCATCGCCATCATAGTGGCCGACACCTTCGGGCGCATCATCGGGATGAAACGCGCGATTTTCGGCAGACAACGCCGAAAGGAATGCGTGGGCATCCGCAGCGTTGCGGATGGGTTGCAGCATGTAAGTGGGAATCGTGGACATGGTGAGTAACCTCTAGTGAATGAATCGGTATGCACTATGATACGAAAAAAAAGGGAAAGTTTTACCGGATGATTCCAGAATGGATGCAATCGCCAGGTCTGGCGGTAGGTAGTCGGTAGGCGGTAGATAGGTAGCGGATTGGGGCGAGATTGCCTACCGTGCCGCGCTTGAAAAATAGAGCTGAAAGCATGGGATAGGTAAATTAGGTAGTCAGTAGATGGAAAGGTAAGGATTCTAGAGTGTTATAGTGTAGTAATACACTGATGTTTGCAATATAGTACCAGTCGGGCGCACGCCGTCGAGCCGCACCGACTGAAAACAGGGTGTCTAAAGTGCCTATGTTGCCTACCGCCGCTACCTACCGCCTATCAGCTCCCAATCCGCACCTGTTGCGACCAGGCCACACGCCTTGTGGTGGATTGCCTACAATGCCTACCGCATGGCGATTGCCTACCTTGCCTACCATGCGACCGACTACCTACAATGCCTACCAATACCGCATGGCCTACATTACCTACCGCATGGGGGCGCGTAGCCAGTAGGCTATGCCTACCTTGCCTGTTGCGTGATCGCTACACGCTGTCGCTTCCAGGCCACTAGCACGAGGCCGGGGGGCAGGGCCGAGCAACTGGCCGTAACAGTTTCGGTGCCCCCACGCAAAATTTTTTTCTGCTACAAGTTCACAACCGATAGTCTTACGAATTTTGGTCTAGAGCCAAAAAAGTCCAAAAGTTGCACCCACCGCAAGGTGGCGGTAGGCTTACCGCTATGTTCAAGTCGTTGCCGTTTGAGGCTCGTCAGCTTGTTGCCACCGAGGCGCGCTTGCAGCGCATCTATGATGCGGCGGCGTTGGGGTTGAAGGGTGATGCCCTGGCGTTAGCTGCGGGGATGCTGCCGGTTGAGTACCGGCGGTTGTGCCAGATGGATGCGATGGCGGCGATGGCGGAGGCCAAGGGGCGAGCGGACTCCGAGGTGGAGCTTGCGACCCATTTGAGGGAGGCTGCAAGGAATGGCGATGCCAAAGCGGCGCTTGCGATCTTGCAGCACACTCACGGGTGGGTGGCCAAGCAGCAGGTGCAGGTTGACGTTACGCAGCAGATCAGCATCTCTGCGGCGTTGCGAGAGGCGGAGTCTCGCGTCATTGATGGTCGAGTGGCGTCACCGCTTGCGGCTGCATTGAGTCGTGCGGAGGATGCCATGACGCTACCAGCGGAGGCGCAGCGTGCAGACGCCCATCTATAGCGCCGAGGAAGAAGAAACCCTGATGGCGCGGCTGTGGTCGCCTGCCGTCAAGGACGACCCGGAGGCGTTTGTGCTGTTCGTGTTCCCGTGGGGGCAGAAGGGCACCCCGTTGGAGCACTTCAAGGGGCCGCGACGGTGGCAACGGAAGGTGCTGCGCGACATCGCGGCGCACATCGCCCGCAACAAGGAGTTGACCAACTTCGAAGTGCTGCGCATGGCGACGGCTTCGGGGCGTGGTATCGGCAAGTCGGCGCTCGTGTCCTGGCTTATTTTGTGGATGCTGACGACGCGGATAGGCTCCACAACCATCGTTTCGGCCAACAGTGAGAGCCAGTTGCGCTCCATCACCTGGGCAGAAGTCACAAAATGGCTTGCGCTGATGATGAACAGCCATTGGTTTGAGGTGAGTGCGACCCGTGTGATGCCGGCGAAGTGGTTGGCGGAGCTGGTTGAGCGCGATCTCAAGAAGGGTACGCGCTACTGGTCGGTCGAAGGCCGGTTGTGGAGCGAGGAAAACCCGGATGCCTACGCCGGCGTTCACAATTTCGACGGCGTTTTGGTCATTTTCGACGAGGCAAGCGGTATTCCCGACCCGATTTGGTCGGTGACGGCCGGATTTTTCACGGAAAACACGCCAAATCGCTTCTGGATGGCGTTTTCCAACCCACGACGGCCGGAGGGCTACTTCTATGAGTGCTTCAACGCGAAAAGGGACTTCTGGACAACGCAAAACATCGACGCGCGCACCGTCGAAGACACCGATAAAGCGGTCTACGAGCAAATCATCGCGGAATACGGCGTTGACAGCCCCCAAGCCCGAGTGGAAGTCTACGGAGAGTTCCCCTCTGACGGCGACGACCAGTTCATCAGCCCCCGGTTGGTGGACGAGGCTATGGCGCGGCCTCGTTTCAAGGATGAAAACGCTCCGCGAGTGATTGGAGTAGATCCCGCGCGCGGCGGGGCGGATGCGACGGTCATCGCCGTGCGCCAAGGGCGCGATTTGATTGCCCTGCACCGCTATCGGGGCGAGGATACGATGGCGACGGTGGGGCGGGTGATTGACGCCATTGAGCAGTACCGCCCGGCGCTGACGGTGATTGACGAGGGCGGCTTGGGCTACGGCATCCTTGACAGGCTCAAGGAGCAGCGTTACAAGGTACGAGGCGTGAACTTCGGTTGGAAGTCGCGTAATCCGGCTGCCTGGCAGAACAAGCGTTCCGAAATGTGGGCGGACATGCGAGAATGGCTGAAAGGTGCAAGTGTGCCCGATGATCGGGTGCTGAAAGCCGATTTTGTCGGCCCGCACCAGAAGTTCAACTCCGCTGGTGCAATCCTTTTGGAGAGCAAGAAAGACATGAAAGCCCGTGGTTTGGCCTCGCCTGATGCGGCTGACGCCATCGCCGTGACGTTTGCATACCCTGTTGCCAGCCGCACGGAGCGCCCGTCTGAGCGGCGCGTCACGCTGCGTGAGGGCGGTGGTATGTCCGGCAGTTGGATGAGCGCCTGACCGTGGCGACTGATCCGGTAGGGATGCGGGCGGCGGCGCGGTCGAGTGCCCCCGCGCCCAAGGGCAAGAAGCGCAACACGCAGGACATCTTGGCGACGGCGCGCACGCGCATGGTGTCGGCCATCGCCGCCTATGCGGACAGCCGCGAAGATGAGCTGGACGACTTGCGGTTCATGGCCGGTAGCCCGGACAACCAGTGGCAGTGGCCGCAGGATGTCTTGGCGACACGCGGTTCGGTGCAGGGGCAGACGGTCAACGCGCGTCCGTGTTTGACCATCAACAAGCTCCCGCAGCACGTCCGGCAGGTCACGAACGAACAGCGGCAGAACCGCCCGGCCGGCAAGGTCATCCCGGTGGATGACAAGGCCGACATGGAGGTGGCCGAGATTTTCGACGGCATGGTGCGGCATATCGAGTACATCTCGGATGCCGATGTGGCCTACGACACCGCCTGCGACAATCAGGTGACGTTTGGCGAGGGGTACGTTCGCATCCTGACGAAGTACTGCGACGAGGACACCTTCGACCAAGACGTGTTTATCGGACGCATCCGCAACTCGTTCAGCGTGTACATGGACCCGACCATCCAAGACCCTACGGGCATGGATGCGGAATGGTGCTTCATCACCGAGGACATGACGCGCGACGAGTTTGAGCGCACATTCCCCGATGCTGAGCCGATATCGTCCATCATGCAGCGCGGGGTCGGTGACTCCGCGATGACGCAGTGGATCAGCCGCGAAACGGTGCGCATCGCGGAGTATTTCTACAAGGAATACACCCGCGCCACGCTCAACCTGTACCCCAGCAACATCACGGCGTTTGCCGGCTCGCAAGAGGCCGCGCAGGCCGAAATGATGGGTCTGCCGGTCATCCGCACGCGCGAAGTGGACCGCTGCCAGGTCAAGTGGATCAAGACCAACGGCTACGAGATTCTTGAGGAACAGGACTGGCCGGGCGATTGGATTCCGGTCGTTCGCGCCATCGGCAACGAGTTTGAAGTCGATGGGCGCATGTACGTCTCCGGCCTTGTGCGCAACGCCAAGGACGCGCAGCGGATGTACAACTACTGGGTGAGCCAGGAAGCGGAAATGCTCGCCTTGGCGCCCAAGGCGCCGTTCATCGGCTACGGTGGCCAGTTTGAGGGCTACGAGCAGCAGTGGAAAACAGCCAACACCAACAACTGGCCGTACCTTGAGGTCAACCCGGATGTGACGGACGGGCAGGGCGGCGTGTTGCCGCTCCCCGCGCGCGCGCAGCCGCCGATGGCTTCCAGCGGTCTGTTGCAGGCCAAGTTGGGCGCGGCGGATGACATCAAGAGCGCCACCGGGCAGTATGATTCAAGCCTCGGAGCGCAGTCCAACGAGCGTTCGGGCAAAGCAATTCTGGCGCGTGAGAAGCAGGGCGACACCGGCACGTTCCACTACATCGACAACATCGGTAGAACCGTCCGAGCTGTCACGCGCCAGATCATTGACCTGATACCGAAAATCTACGACACGCAGCGTATCGCGCGCATCGTGGGGCTTGATGGCGAGGTCAAGACCGTCCGCATCGACCCGACGCAGCCGGAGCCGGTTCGCAAGATCACGGACGAACAGGGCGTGGTGCTTGAGAAGATCTACAACCCGTCTGTCGGCAAGTACGATGTCCGCGTGACCACCGGCCCGTCGTACATGACGAAGCGCCAGGAAGCGATGGACGCCATGAGCCAGATTCTCACGGCCAACCCGGACTTGTGGCCGGTGGCGGGCGACCTGTTCGTGAAGAACATGGACTGGCCGGGCGCGCAGGAAATTGCCAAGCGCCTTGGCAAGATGATCGACCCGAAGCTGCTGACCGACGAGGAAAACCCGGCGTTGCAGGCTGCCAACATGCAGATGCAGGCGATGGCGCAAGAGATGGACATGATGCACGCGATGCTCCAAAAGGTGCAGACGTCCATGGAAGCGCGTGAAGTGGACATCAAGGCGTATGAGGCCGAAACCAAGCGGATTGCCGCGGTGCAGGAACAGATGACGCCTGAGCAGATCCAAGACATCGTGCTTGGCACGCTCAACGGCATGATGACTTCGGGCGACTTGGCGCCGGAAATGCCCGAAATGCCGGAAGCCCCGCCTGACATGGGTATGGGGATGCCGCCTGACGGGATGATGCCGCCAGAGGGTATGGCATGAAAGCCTCAGAGTTCGTAGGCCACCTGTTTGCCGCGCGCGACGTTGCGCACTCGGTTCATCTGAGTACGCGCAGCTACGCCCGTCACCAAACGTTGGCGGGCTTCTATGACGGCATCGTTGACCTTGCCGACACCTTCGCGGAGGCGTATCAGGGCCGGCATGGGTTGATGGGTGCGGTGACAATGGCGCCGATCAAAAAGACCGGCAACATCGTTGAGTTCTTGCAGGCGTCACTTGCAGAGGTTGAGGCCAACCGCTACAAGGTCTGCGAGAAGGACGACACCGCGATTCAGAACATCATTGACGAGATTGTTGGCCTGTACCTTTCCACCCTCTACAAACTGAGGTTCTTGGCCTAATGGCTACCTACAACAAGTTCCAGGCGTGGGCTGAAAACATGCCGGAGGCGGCGAACCTCGCCACCGACCAGTTCGTGATTGCCCTGACCGACTCCGCGCCGGTTGCGACCAACAGTGTGTTGGCCGACATCACGCAGATTACCTACACCAACCTGTCCTCGCGCAATGTCACCACGACGAGCGCATCGCAGACGGGCGGCACCTTCACGCTTGTCCTTGCCGACTTGGTGATGACGGCATCGGGCAGCGTCGGGCCGTTCCGGTATGTGGTGCTGTTCGATGACACCGTGGCGGGCGACCCGCTCGTCGGATGGTGGGATTACGGCTCGTCTATCACGATGGCGAACACCGAAACCTTTACCGTTGACTTTACTGGCGCTGCCATCACCTTGAGTTAAAAACCATGACCGACAATGTAATCCTGCCGGGTACTGGCGAGAGCATCGCAACCGACGATATCGCCGGGGCGCAATATCAGCGCATGAAGGTGTCGGACGGCCTTGCCGACTCGACCACGCATATGCGCGTTCGGACGAGCCACCCGTTGTTTGGTGACGGTGGCGCGGTGGTGCGTCAGGCTCCTGCCGACATCTGGTCGGTCGGCTTCGCGGATACCGGGTCAAGCCTGCTTGCGTCCGAGTTCACGCAGCGCCGCCTCGGTACGGGCATGGGTGTCACACAGGGGTCGAGCAACCTGCTCGTCACGACCGGCACGACGGCGAACAGCGAGTTCCTCGCCCGCTCCACGACCTCGTTCCGTGGGTCGCTGACGGCGCGGCACAAGACGATTCTCTCGCAGCGTATCGCCAATAACAACTTCGTGGCGATGCTTGCCGACAGAATTGGCGAGGGCTTGTCCTGCACCATCAACAGCGCGACCAGTATTACCGTCACCAAGACCGCTCATGGATACACCGCAAACAATGTCGGGCAGTTCATGTTCGTCGGCGCAATCAGCGGCGCGAACGGTGTGCCGGGGCGCTACGCGATTGCGTCGATCCCGAGCGTAGACACCATCAACTTCACGGTGGCGGGCTGGCCTGCGTCCGGCTCTTGCACGGTTGATTTGTTCGGCTGGAACTACATCCGCACGCTCTACAGCGGCACGACGGCAACGAACGCTGCCGTGGACTCGCAGCGGCGCGGATGGAACAGCGGCGACACGACGGCAACCATCAATACGACCGCCTCGCCGGGTCATGTGATGCAGGTCTACGCGGACGGTCGGAACATAAATTGGGCCGATACCCTTGTCGCGTCCGGCACCGCGCCGACCGTCACGACCCGCGCCTCGCGCATCGAAAACATCGTTGACGATGATATTGAGTTGTATTTTTACCTCTGGTCGTTCAACGGCTCAACGGCTCCCGCCTCCACGACCACTTGGACGGTCGGCTTTGTGGCGGTCGAGGACAACTGTAATGTGCCGACTTACCTCGCGGGCGTGCGTCCGCTCGGTACGCAGGCGGCGTTGCCCGTTACTTTCCCGTCGGCGCAGGCCGTCACGATTTCCTCGGGTACGGTCACGACCGTCAGCACGGTCACCACGCTCTCGGCTATCTCCGCAGGCGCAAACCTTATCGCGGATGTGGGCCAGCAGTACCGCGCCAACGCCACGGGCGCAGCGTCCGGCACTCACCTTGTCTCCGCCGCCACGACGAATGCGACGATTGTCAAAGGATCGCCCGGTCGCGTGATTGGCTGGTCGCTGGCGAACACGAACGCGGCATGGCGATACGTCAAATTGCACAATCAGACGACGACGCCCACGGCTGGTACTGGCGTTGTGCGAACGATTGCAATCCCGCCCAACAACGTCAACACATTCAGCATCGAAGGCGGCATTGCATTCGCCACGGGCATCGGGCTGACCACGGTCACGGGCGCGGCTGATGCGGACAGCACGGCGGTGGGCGTTAGCGACATTGTGGGCGATGTCTTTTTCGCGTAAGCATGAAAGTGTTGATCGCGCTCGACACCGCGTTGTATGGCGAAGTGCTGCAAGCCGGACAGTTGGCCATCGTGTCCGATGCTGACGGCGCTGCGCTGATTGCGCTCGGTGTAGCGGTTGCCTTGACGGAGGACGCGCGCGGCGGTTTTGCCGTGCCGATGCAGACGGAGGCCGAGTGAGCCTTTTACTGCTGTTCAACCAACCTGCGGCGGGGTCATACACCCTCACGGCTGACGGCGGCACGTACTCGTACAGCGGCAACAACGCCACGCTGACCTACACGCCCGCCGGGGCGTTTGTCCTCTCGGCTGACGGCGGTGCGTACTCGTACAGCGGGAATGACGCCAACCTGGGGTTCAACCGGGTCTTGGCGGCGGACGGCGGCACTTACAGCTACTCGGGCAACAACGCCAACCTGCGCGCAAACAGAGTCCTTTTGGCTGACGGCGGGACGTACTCATATGTCGGCAACAACGCCGACTTGCTATATTCGGGCGGCCCCCCTCCCCCGCCGGTAGGGGTTGACATATACTTCATCGAGTTGCGTTCCTTCACAGAACGCAGGAGAATCTGACTATGGCCATCAATCTCAAAGCGATTACTTCCTGCATCGGTTACCAGCAGATCACTTCGCTGTCTGCGTCCGCTGCGCTGACCGTTCCGACCCAAGATGCCAACGGGCTGTCGGTCAAACCGACGCTTGCCATCATCACGCCGGAAGGCGCCGGCGTCCGTTGGCGCGATGACGGCGTAGCGCCTACCGCAACAATCGGGATGCCGCTGGCTTCTGGTGTGACTTTGCAGTATGACGGCGATCTCTCGCGGATTCGCTTCATCCAGCAGACCGCCAGCGCCACCCTCAACGTCAGCTACTACGCATAAGGGTGCATCATGCCTAACATGGCCAACGATACCGCCGCTTTTGACCCGGTGGACTACTACACCAAGCAGCTTCCGCTGGACTTGGCGCGCTTGACCGAACTGCGCGACGAGTTGCGCAAGCGCCAGGGCGCAATCACCGCCGTTGATGATGCGCTGAAAGACCGTGAGGCGGCGGCGGCGGCGCTTGCCGAAGCCAAGGAGCAGGCGGCCAAATTGGTCGCTGACGCCAAGGCAGCGGATGCCAAGAGCAAGGCAAAGGCCGCTGAACTGGACGCGCGCGCGAAGGAGCTTGACCGTACCGAGGCAGATGCCCGTGCGGGGCTTGTTTCACGTGAAACCGCGGCTGCCGGCCGAGAGCGCGATGTCGCTGCCCGAGAGTCCGCCGCCGCCGCCAAGGAACAGGCGCTTGCCAACGCTGCTGCCAAGCTGGACGCCGAGCGCATCGCCTTTAACGCCAAGGTCGCGTCCTTCCAGGACATGGCCGCGCGGATGAAGGCTTGACACTTTTTCGCCACAGCGTATGCTGTAACCCGTACTGGCCCGGTTGACCAGGGATTCGCAAGGATCACGCATGTCCGAAAATGAAGCTGTAGCGGGGGAAGTTCCCGCGCTGGAACCGGAAGTCACGGCGACCCCGGAACCCGAAGTTGCTGCCCCCGAGGCGGCAAAGCCGGAAGAAACGCCTACCTCCAAGACCTTTACCCAAGAGGAACTGGACGCGGCGGTAGGTAAGAGGCTTGCGCGTGAACGGCGCAAGTGGGAACGCGAACAGGCGGTGAAGGCACCCGAGGCTCCCCGAGCCGACGCGCCGTTGCCGCCCAAGGACGAGGATCCCGAGGCGTATGCGGAGGCTCTGGCCGAACGCAAAGCCGCGGAACTTCTCGCCCAACGCGAGGCTGAACGCGAGCGCCTTGACCGGCTTTCGGCGTATCAGGAGCGTGAGGAATCGGCGCGGGACAAGTACGACGACTTTGAACGAGTCGCCTACAACCCCTCGCTGCGAATCACGACCGTGATGGCCGAGACGATTCAAGCGTCCGATGTCGGCCCCGATGTGGCCTACTACCTTGGGTCTAACCCCCAGGAAGCAGACCGTATCTCCCGCTTGGCCCCGTTTCTGCAAGCCAAAGAGATTGGGCGAATCGAAGCGAAGTTGGCTGACAACCCCGCTCCGGTTCGCAAGACGACAAGTGCGCCACCCCCCATCAAGCCGGTAACGGCTAGGGCGGCAGGTGCGCCGGCGAGAGACACGACCGACCCTCGTTCCATCAAGGACATGAGTACATCGGAGTGGATTGAAGCCGAGCGCCTGCGGCAGCAGAAGATGTGGGAAGCGCGTAACCGCTAACCCTTTTTTCGGAGACATCCGTGGCCAATTCACTTCTTACAATCGACATGATCACCCGCAAGGCTCTTGAGATCCTTGAGAACAACCTGGTGATCACCCGCAACGTCAACCGCCAGTACGACGACTCGTTTGCCGTCGAAGGCGCCAAGATCGGCTCGACCCTGCGCATCCGTCTCCCGGATCGTGCGCTGGTGACGGACGGTGCTGCCCTCCAGGTGCAGTCCGACAACGAGCAGTTCACCTCGCTCACCGTGTCCAGCCAGAAGCACGTCGGCGTGAACTTCACGTCCGCCGAACTTGCGCTGTCGTTGGACGACTTCGCGGAGCGCGTCCTCAAGCCGCGTATCTCGCAGCTTGCGTCGAGCGTGGACGCCGATGTGGCGAACGCCTACAACGGCATCTACCAGTCGGTCGGCACCCCCGGCACTACGCCGGCGACCTCGCTGGTTCTGCTCCAGGCCAACCAGAAGCTCAACGAGGCCGCTGCGCCGATGTCGCCGCGCTACCTCACGGTCAACCCGGCTGCCAACGCCGGACTGGTCGAGGGCATGAAGGGTCTGTTCAACCCCGTCAGCACCGTGAGCAAGCAGTTCAAGGGCGGCATGATGGGCGAGGGCATCCTCGGCTTTGACGAGATTGGCATGTCGCAGTCCATCAAGCAGTTCACCACCGGCTCCCGCTCGGGCAGCATCACGGTGAACGGCACGGTGTCGGCTCAGGGCGCGACCACCATTTCGTTCAACGGTACGACCGCTCAGACGCTTGCGGTGGGCGATGTGTTTACCATCGCCAACGTGTTTGCGGTCAACCCGCAGACCCGCGAATCGACCGGTTCGCTCCAGCAGTTCGTCGTGACCGAAGCCAACACGGCTGCGGCCAGCGCGTTCACGAACGTGAAGATCAGCCCGGCGATCTACACCTCGTCGCACGCTCTCGCCACCGTGGACTCGTTCCCGCAGAACAGCGCCGTCGTGACCTTCGTTGGTGCCGCCAGCACCAGCTACCCGCAGAACCTCGCGTACCACAAGGACGCGATTTCGTTCGCCACCGCCGACCTCCTGCTCCCGCAGGGCGTTGACATGGCCTCGCGGCAGGTTCACAACGGCATCAGCCTGCGTATCGTGCGCCAGTACGACATCAACAACGACCGGATGCCTTGCCGCATCGACGTGCTGTACGGTTACGGAGTCATCCGTCCGCAGCTCGCCGCTCGCGTCTGGGGCTAATTCACCACCCTTTCCAGGAGATTTTCAATCATGCCTATCGCAAACGGAACTGGTGGCTACCAGATCGGTAACGGCAACTTTGACGAAGTGCAGTTTTCGCCGCAGGCGGCTCCCGTCGCCTACACCGGCACGACTGTCACCCTTGTGTCAAGCGATCTCGTCAACGGCCTCATCACGTCTACCAACGCTTCGGCGGTCGGCTTTACGCTGCCCACCGCTGCGCTCATGGACGCGGCGGAGCCGAACATGGGCGCCAACTCGGCGTTTGAGTTCGTCATCGTCAACCTGGGTTCGGCCTCGGGTGCGGTGACGCTCAACGGCGGCACGGGCTTCTCGGTTGTGGGTTCGGCCACGGTTGCCATCAGCACTTCGGGGCGCTACCGCGCTCGCAAGGTGTCGGATGGTTCGTGGGTCGCCTACCGCGTGTAATGGCTTGCGGCCCCTGCGTCTGACCGACGCGGGGGCCGCTCCTTATCAGGAGAACTTCGATGCCCAATTCCAAGCCCATCGGCGTTGCTTACGCCGACCCGGCTCTTGAGTCCGGCACCACGCTGTCCGCTGCTGCGCTGGCCGAAAACGGCCTGTTCACCGGCGAGAACGAGCAGGTGCTTGGCGGTACCATCGCCACCACGGGCAACAGCGACACGTTCATTGTCGCCCCGGTGTCGGGCGTGCTGTCGTCGGTGCTGTTCTCGGCCACGGATGCGTTGGCTGCGAACAACACGAACTACATCACGTTCAGCATCACCAATCTCGGCCAGGCCGGCGCGGGATCTACGGCCATGCTCGCCGCTACGGCGGTGAACACGACGCAGGTCACGGGCGGTTCGGGTATCTCGGCCAATACGCGCCGCGACCTGACCCTTGCGGCGGCGGCGAACCTGGTGGTTGCGCGAGGCGACCGTCTCCGCATCCGCGCTGCTGCGACGGGTACGCTGGCGAACACCGTGACCTCCCCGGTGTACGCCTTCTCCTTCGCTCCGGCGTAATGCACTTCTACCTGCGCCACCCGCGGCACGGCAACAAGGTGGCCATTTCCGAAATGGAAATGGCCGCCGACTTGCGTAACGGGTGGTTGCAGTACGACCCGCAGGAGCCGCCTGCGCCTGTGCAGGACGGCGAACCGATGAACACCCTTGAGGTCAAACGGCGCCGCCGAACGACCGAGGAATAGCGCATGGCGACGGCAGGCGATCAGATTACTCGGGCGCTGCGCCTGCTTGGCGTGCTGGCGGAAAGCGAAACGCCCTCCGCTGCGATGGCGCAAGACGCCCTCGCGGCGTTCGATCAGATGGTGGACAGTTGGAACACGGAGCGTCTGGCCGTGTTCTCTACCCTTGACCAGACCCACACGTGGCCGGTCAACGAGCGCGTGCAGACCTTCGGCCCGACCGGCGACATCGTAGCCGACCGTCCGGTGCTGATTGACGATGCCACCTACTTCCGCGACCCGACCACGAATGTCTCGTATGGCATCAAGCTGCTGAACGAGTTGCAGTACAACAACATCGCGGTCAAGACGGTCACTAGCACCTTCCCGCAGGTCATGTGGGTCAACATGACCTACCCGGACGTGACGATTCACGTCTACCCGGTGCCGTCGCGCGCTCTGGAGTTCCACTTCATTTCGGTCAAGCCGCTGACGCAGCCGGCTACGCTTACGACCGAGTTGGCGTTCCCTCCTGGCTATCTGCGAGCGTTCACCTACAACTTGGCGATGGAGCTTGCGCCGGAGTTCGGCGTGGAGCCGACGCCGCAGGTGCAGCGGATCGCTATGGCGAGCAAGCGCGACATCAAGCGCATCAACGCGCCGAAGGACATCATGGCGATGCCGTACAGCCTCATGGCGCGGCGCAACCGCTTCAACATCTTTGCCGGAAACTACTGACATGGCCAACATCAAGATTTCGCAGCTCCCGGCCGCAACATCGCCGGTCGCCCCTACAAGCGAACTGCCGGTCAATCAAGGCGGCGATACCAAGCGCGCGGCAATCAGCCAGTTGGGCTTCGTGCAGTCGGGTGCAAGCGCGCAGACGCGCACCATTCAAGACAAGCTGCGCGACATGGTCAGCGTGAAGGACTTTGGCGCGGTAGGCGACGGGGCGACTGATGACACTGCCGCGTTCTCTGCTGCGGTGACCGCTGCGTCCTCGGCTAGCGCTGCCGTCTATGTCCCGGCAGTTTCCACCTTCTACCGCCTCACCAACGAGATCACCGTCCCTGATGGCGTTGCCGTGGTCGGTGATGGCTGGGGATCGCGCATCCGGCAGGCAACGCGAGACAAGAACGTGTTCATCGCCGGGAACAATGTGGCAGTCCGCGCTCTGCATCTCCAAGGCGACAATGTCACCACGACGAGCGCTGCTGACAAGAACTGTGGCGTTTACGCAAGCGCCAAGTCTCGCATCGTCATCGAGGGGTGCTTTGCGACCAGATTCCAGAATGGACTGTGTCAGCTTAGGAACTGCACCGACTGGCGTGTCGTGAGCAACATCTGCTACGAAAACCCCTACAGCGCCGCCAGTGGTGCCGTGAATGGCGATGTGACCGTCTATTCCGGGTCGAGCGCGAATCCCAATCGCGGCATCATTTCTAACAATCATTGTTTGTCCAACAACGACTTCGGCATCTTTTTTGACGCCAATGGGTTCGACCAAGACGCGGTCATCGCCAACAATGTGTGCGTCACCTTGAGCGCTGGCGTCGAGGTCGCCTCTGGCGGCAGCCGTCGCCACGCCATCATCGCGGCTTACGGTGGCAGCGTTGGCGGGCGTGTGGTGATTGCCAACAACCTCTGCCGCAATACGCGGTTGACGGGCATCTATCGCGCTGCCGCCAGCGCTCCGACGGGCGCACATGTCATTGCCAACAACATCTGCTCGAACAACGGATACGAGAACAACTCGCTGTCGGGCGGCATCTTCTTGAATGTCGCTGGCCCCGGCACCAAGGTGATCGGCAACTTGGTGGACGGATTCCAAGGCTCGGGCAACCTGTCAAACGCAGCAGTCGTGGTCAACAACACGCCGGACCCTGTCGAAATCCGCTCGAACACAATCCAGAACTCCTTGGGACATGGTATCCTGATTGCTGGTACCACGCAGGGATGCACCATTGCCGACAATCTGCTGCGAAACAACGCGACTGCGGACATCGCGGTGCAGCACTCGGGCAATGGCACCGCGGGCGGCGGGCACGAAATCATCGGCAACAACGTCTTTAAGGCGGTCAACACCAAACCCGCCATCCGCATCGTGTCTGACGCTTCGCCGCGCACCATCCGCATCACCAACAATCGCGCATACGGGCTTGACAAGACGACCGCAACCGCTGGCGAAAACGCTTTCCTCAACATCGAAGGCACGACCACCACGCCGCTGTCGGTCACCAACAACGAGGTCGAGCGGTTCTTCTATGGGGTCTTTTACTGGACGAACATTCAATCGGGTCGCGGCGGCAACCATCACGCCTACGACGCCAACATGTTCCGCGATCTGAACACTGGCATCAACGCGCTGCGCGGCTCGGCTAACGATTGCCTGCCCGTTTGCGGCAACACGTTCTCCATCGTTGCGTCGCCCGTTGCGGGTGGTGCGTACTTGGCCGAGCGCAAGGGGCAGTTCTTTGCCTTGACTGGCCTCAACGCCGCGCCGACCGACGGCACGTGGGCGGTTGGTGACATCTCATGGCGCACCACGCCCGTTGCGGGTGCGGCTCCCGGTGACGTCTGCACGACCGCAGGATCGCCGGGCACTTGGAAGGCGATGGCGAATGTCGCCGCTTAACTCATAGGTGAAATATGGCGGACAAGAAAATCTCACAGTTGACCGCTGCGACAACCCCTCTTAATGGCACCGAGGTTCTGCCGATTGTGAATGGCGGCGAGCACGGTGACGCTTATTTCAGACGGCAGCACAAACAGCCTTGGCAGCGCCATCCCGTTCGCGTGGGCTAACGGTGATGTCTGCGCTATCTCAATCAGTTATCCTTCGGCGTAACTGCGGCAAAAGTCTATGGTAAGCCTCAAATTTTGCGGTTGGCTCGCGCTTACCCGGTAAAGTAGCGCCCCATGAAAACGCCCATCCTCGGTAGCAGTTATGTCCTCCGCAGCCCGAACGCGGCTGACAATCGGATGGTCAACCTGTACCCGGAAGTCATCCCCGAGGGCGGCAAGGAGCCGGCGTACCTGCAACGATGCCCTGGGCTGCGTCTGGTCGCTACGGTTGGCACCGGCCCTATCCGAGGGCTGTGGGCGCACGGCACAGATGTGTATGTCGCCACCGGCACGGAGTTCTACAAGGTCGCTGCCAACCTGACGCAGACCAAGTTGGGCGACATTACGGGGTTTGGCCCGGTGTCGATGGCCGACAACGGCACGCAGTTGTTCATCGCCTGCAACCCTGACGGGTTCATCTACAACTTCAACACGGCGGCGTTCGCCAAGATTACCGACCCGGACTTCCCCGGCGCGGTCAACGTCGGCTACCTTGACGGCTACTTCGTGTTCAACGAACCAAACAGCCAACGGGTGTGGGTGACGGATTTGCTTGACGGGTTCTCCGTTGATCCGTTGGACTTTGCCAGCGCCGAAGGTTCGCCGGATGGCTTGGTGTCGTTGGCGGTCGATCACCGAGAGGTGTGGCTGTTCGGCACCAACTCGGTTGAGGTCTGGTACAACTCCGGCAACCCCGACTTCCCGTTGGAGCGCATCCAAGGCGCGTACAACGAAATCGGCTGCATCGCCCCCTACTCAGTCGCCAAGCTTGACAACAGCGTGTTTTGGCTTGGCGCCGACGCGCGCGGTCAGGGCATCGTCTACCGGGCGCAGGGTTATCAGGGCGTGCGGGTGTCCACCCACGCCGTTGAGTTCGCCATCCAAGGCTATGCCGACATGTCGGACGCGCTGGCGTACACATACCAGCAGGACGGCCACGCCTTCTATGTACTTATCTTCCCGAGCGCCGAAACAACTTGGGTGTTTGACGCCGCGACCAACGCTTGGCACGAACGCGCCGCACTTGACCGCGGGCGGTTCCGCCGGCACCGATCTAACTGCCAAGCGCGGTTCAACGCCGCGCCGTTGGTGGGCGACTTTGAGAACGGCAACTTGTACGCCTTTGACCTCGCCTACTACTCTGACAACGGCGCCGAGCAAAAGTGGCTGCGGTCGTGGCGCGTACTTGCGCCAGGGCAGAACAACCTCAAGCGAACGATACATCGCCGCCTGCAACTGGACTGCCAAACCGGCGTTGGCTTGTCGGGCTACGGTGCCTTTGATTCCGTCGATTTGCTTGCCGCCGAAACTGGCGATGTGCTGACCACCGAATCCGGCGAGGCGCTTCTGGTGTCCTTGGCGATTACGGACGGGGCTGACCCGCAGATGATGCTCCGATGGTCGGACGATGGCGGCCACACTTGGAGCAACGAGCATTGGCAGCCGGTCGGGCGCATCGGCGCTACGCAGACCCGCATCATCTGGAACCGCTTGGGCGCTACGCTCAAGTCCCGCGACCGGGTGTACGAGGTGTCGGGTGCCGACCCCGTTGTGACGGCCATCATGGGCGCCGACTTGATTTTGGACGGCACCAATGCCTAACACGACTACTATCCCCGCCCCGCGCGTACCGCTTATTGACGAGCGCACCGGCCTGATTTCGCGGGAGTGGTTCCGCTACCTCAACAACCAATTCCGGCTGACGGGCGGCGGTACGACCGACGCCACGCTTGCCGATCTGGAGCTGACGCCGCCCAACAACGTGACCGACGCCGAGTTGTCGCAAGTTGAAGCGGCGGTTCGCGGGTTGCAGGTCGGCCCGCCGCGGTTTGAGCCGAACCCCGTCAATTACGGGCAGTTCTACGACACAACCACGCAGACGGCGGCGGCCATCAACACGGCCTACGGCATGAAGTTCAACACGTCGTCCAACCGCTATGGCGTGTATGTCGATCCGGGCGATTCCACCCACATCAAGGTCACGCGCCCTGCGGTCTACAACATGCAGTTTTCGTTGCAGTTGGACAAGACTTCGGGGGGCACCGGCCTCTTTTGGGTGTGGGGACGCATTAACGGCAACAACATCGCTGACTCTGCCTCCGAAGTTCGTATCCAAGGCAACAACGCCGAGGTATTCGTGGCCGCCAATCTGTTCGTGTCCATGTCGGACGGCGACTACTTTCAGTTGATGTGGGCGGTCGATGACACGACCGTGCAGGTACAATCCAAGGCGACGGCGGGGGTTGTCCCTGGCATACCCTCCGTCATCCTCACCATGACGCAGGTGTACATATGACCGTGTTTCTCTCCCCGCTGGCGGGTGCCGGCGCGCAGTTCTTCGACAACAACGGCAATCCGTTGGCGGGCGGCAAGATTTTCACCTATCAGGCCGGTACGACCACGCCCGAAGCGGCGTATACCGACGCTTCGGGGGCTACGCCGCACACCAACCCTATCATCCTTGACTCGGCAGGCCGGGTCACGCAAGAGATTTGGCTGACCGAAAGCGCCACGTACAAGTTCGTCCTCACGACGGCGGCGGACGTGACGCTTGGCACTTACGACGACCTGACCGGCCTCAACGACTTGAGCTTGGCCGGGGTCGCGTGGGCAGACATCACCGGCACCCCGACGACCGTTGCGGGGTACGGCATCACCAACGCCCTTACCACGACCGTTGCCGCGGCGACCTATGCGCCGCTTGCCAGCCCGACGTTCACCGGCACGCCGACCGTGCCGGACAACGCCGTTTCCAGCTCCGACTACGCCGTGGGCTATCGGGATGCGCCGACCAACTCCAAGACGGCCAACTACGAGCTGCTGCTGTCGGATCGCGGCAAAGCTGTCGTGATGAACGGTACTAGCCTGACGCTGACCATCCCGGCCAACACCGCCACGGCGTTTCCGACCGGAACGGTCATCATCATCGTCAATCTCAACGCTACGGCGCTGTCCATCGCCATCACGACCGATACGATGACCCTCGCCAACAGCACCACGACTGGCACCCGCACGCTTGCGCGTAACGGTGTCGCCACTCTTATCAAGATTTCGGGTGCGTCGTGGCTTATCAGCGGGGCGGGGTTGACCTGACATGAGCGGCGCCACGCTTGCATCCTTCTTCAACGGCAGCGCAGGCGGCGCGGGTGCCGGGGTGTACGACTACTCCGAAGCCGGCACCGGATCGGTGGCGATTCCCGTAGGCGCAACCGGCGTCACCATCCAAGTGTGGGGCGGTGGCGGCGGCGGCGCTACGGGCTACGAGTCTTTTCGGATACCTGGCGAACCAGAGATTGTTGAAGGCGGCGGCGGCGGTAGCGGCGGCTACTCCAAGACCGTGCTGACTTTGACCGGGCAGGACGGCAAGACAATCCTGTACACCGTGGGTGCGGGCGGTGCGGGCGCCGGGTCGGCCACCGCAGGCGGCTTCTCCAACGTCTACAGCGGCACGTACACCATCACGACGATGACCGCCAATGGCGGTCAGCCGGGCAACGCCGGGCCGTTACAGACGCAGGGTGCAGGCGGCACGGCTACGGGCGGCAACACCACAAACACTACCGGCAACGGCGGAGCGGCGTATACTTCGGCAGGCGGCCTTCCGATTGCGGGCGACGGAAGCTTGACGGCAGGTGGCGGCGGTGAAGGTAGTTATCTTGGCGGTGAGCCGGGGCAGAACGGCCGCGTTCGCATGGTGTTTACTTTCTAGGGGTAGGTCATGGCAGTCAGCGTCAAACCCTTGATTCCGTCCAAGACGGCGGAGAACGCGCAAACCACGCAGTACACCGCAGCGAACGTGTCGGCCATCATCGACAAGTTCACGGCGACCAACTACAGCGCGTCGGCGGCTACGCTGTCGGTCAACTTGGTCACGCAGTACGACTCGACGGGCAACCAGAACTTGATCGTCAAGACCAAGACCTTGCTGCCGAACGAAACCTACACTTTTCCCGAACTGGTCGGCCACATCTTGGCACCGGGCGGGTATATCTCGACCATCGCCGGCACGGCGTCGGCCATCAACATCCGCTGCTCGGGCAGGGAAGTGTCGTGACGGAGTTGGTAGACGACCGAACGCAAGCGTTGCAGGTCGGCTATCACGCGACCGACTGGAACGACCGCCCATCATTTGACAGTTACGCCGCCGCGATGGAAGATTGGGACATCAAGGCGCTGGTCCGCAACGGCGTGTGCATTGGTGCGGTGTACTTTAACGGCGACGAGCTGCATGTATCCGTGCTGCCGTCTTGGCGGCGGCGGTGGGCGACGAAGGGCTTGCTAGCCAAGCTGTTTGACCGTGAACGGGTTGTCACCCGCGTAACGGACGGACACGACCATATGCACGGTATTCTGCGTCGGCTAGGGTTTGAGAACCTTGACGGCTTGTATGTAAGAGGTCACGCAAATGGGCATTGAAACCGCAATCATTGGCTCCGCGCTTATCGGCGGCGGTATGTCCGCCCGCGCATCCCGCAAGGCATCGCGCGCGCAACAGCAGTCGGCCGATCAGGCCACGCAGTTGCA